GAAATTCCTCGAAACCCCATGACTCTCCGACGAGGACAATGGGGGCGTCTCGCGGTCCACTCGTTCCGAAGAAGAGGTCGGTTTCAGTCACTTGCGTTGACCAGGGTTGCATGGGGACGGCGGCGGGTGGCGCGCAGGTCTCCACGCTTCCGCGCCTTTGTCACTAGATTGTAGATCATGAAGCGGTTGACGCTGTCGGCGCTGCCCCCGCTATAGATCTTCCGCAGATGGCGCATTATCCGGTGGACGCTCCACGAGTGGCTCCACTTTTCCAGGATTAGATGTTCCATCTGGGGTGTCAGGACTAATGGACGGGGACTCATTGGAGAGGTCCTTTTGGGAGTTGACAAGGGCAAGGTTGAAGGCGTATTGATCGACTTCGATTCCCAGACTCCGACGTTTCAAGCGGCGAGCAGCAACAAGAGTAGACCCGCTACCACAACAAGGGTCCAGAATGAGGTCTCCCTCAAGCGTAGAGCAAGATATAAGTTCCTCGAGTAGAGGAACTGGCTTCTCAGGTCCATAATCGCGCTCATGACGAGCAACGCGATTATGACGAAGAATATCGACTGGCGCATGATAGAGGCCTTTCTTGCCCTTCGTGGCATAAAGAATCCATTCGCAGGTGCGGCGGAAGCCGGAACGGCCCCACGGGGCCAAGCCTTCGGAGTCCGACTTGACCCAGGTCAGGGGTGTTCGGAAGACGTCCCAACCGGCGCGCATCGCCGTTTCCTTCAGCCATCCAAAAAGGTCTATGTCGCAGAAGATAAAGAGGTTTGCTCTTTGACGACAGATACGAAACCCTTCCGACACTATGCACTGGAGGAGGATTTTTGCGTTGTCTGGCGTGTCGACGTAATTGTGATGTTGCACCGAGCGAGAGCGAAACCCGCCAGAATCCGCTCCAATTCCGTATGGTGGGTCGGCAACCAGAGCGTCAACGAAACTAGACTCCATGGTTGGTAGAAGCTCGAGGAGAGAACCATGCCGGACAGAACAGTCGGCGACCGATTGCGTTGGTCCTTGGCGGCGGAGGAGTTCAGCTTCGAATGCTTTTTCCTCTTTCTTGTAGACGAGGTGGAGGGCTTCGGTTGCGTTGCGGGCTTTTGCAATGGAGGGGTCGTGGAGGTGCTTTGCCACGATACTCGCTTCCCGGAGCCTGGCTTGGATGTGGTGCGGGTCGACTGTCCGTCCCTGACCAGTCGCGTAAGCAATTCCGCCACGCGCGGCGAGATCCTTGGCGACGGCATGGGTTGACGTGGCGCCGCCCTCCAGTCGGAGGCGGTGGATGTGAGCAAGAGCTTCGGTGCGGTCTTGCCAGGAGAGTTCTTCGCGGAGCGTATTTTCATGTAACTCTACCGTTTGTGTTTCGACGAGGGAGAGGTCTTCGGCGATCTCGAGGACAGGAACTTCGCCGGGCGTTATCGTCAATTTGTCGCAATAGAAGAAGTTACCTTCGCTCGCGATCTGGTCGATGACGCGGATACGTCGCCCGCCAGCTACCAAGAGGTAGCTATCTCCCCTTTGCATAACGACAGGGGGGTGGTAGAGTCCGCGAGCGTAGATGTCATCCTTGAGTTCGATCAAAGCGCGGGCGTCCATAGCGCGGCGCTGCCGGGTGGAGTCGATTGTCAAGAGTTCACGGGGAATGATCTTCATTTTGCGGACTCTCGCCATAGTATAATCATATCAAACCCTTTTCTTTGAAAAGCCACTCTGGCCCGATTACATTAAAGGTGCCGTCCGCCTGCTCTTCGATCTCGATTTGCGAAAGAGGGAGCCAGACCCAAGTCTCGTCGTCGTCGGAGAAGCGAACGGCTTTCTCCGTCGAGTCTTGGATACGGCCGTTGATTTCGAAGATAGTTTGTTTGGGCATGGAAAGCTCCAAGGAAAAAGGAGGGAGACCATGAGGGCCTCCCCCAAGTTTGCCGAGCGGGACTGGGTAGTGTCTGTGCCTTTCCCACTCGGTAGTCTGGGCTAGGTTAGTTTCGAAACGCGTTTGATCTCCGCATACTTGATCGTCGGGTCGTTCTGGTCACTTCGCTGCGAGACCTTGACGACGAACGGCCCCTTGCCGCGGAGCTTCATGACCTTTTCACCATAATTCGCGGCGGCTTCTTTGTTGAGGTCGACGATTTCCAAGAGACGGCCGAGAGAGACGTTCTTGCCATCGCTTGTGTCCAGTTTGCCACTGTCCATGTCGAGCCACATGGTGTAGGGGACGAGGACTTTGTCCCGACCGAGATCCTTCCGAATTCCATCGTCGAGGATGGAGAAGAGAATCTGGGCTTGGTAGGATGTACGCCCATCCTTCGTGAACTCCTTGAACTGGAGCCATTTCTCTCCGTCGTCGATGACGGCCTTGTAGTCGCCCTCCTTGCACACCTTGACGGCGGTGGAGAGGGGGCCGGTGGCAGGCGTATTCAGCAGTGCAGACATATCCATGATGGATACTCCTTGGAGACCAGGGCGTTCGCCCTGTTTTGGCCGATTGGCCAAATCATATGCTCTGTTCGAGCTGGTGTACTATCCTTTCCATATCGTCGATGGTTTCGGAGAGGAAACTGCGGCGACTGTGGATGGCGCCGAGAAGAGATTGCGCAGGTGTGTCGCTTGGAGTTTTGCTGGGTGCGACTTCTTTGTGTCCGCCGCCGTCGATACGATCGGAGAGCGTATGAAGCTGTCGTAAGAGATTGGTGACACGTTCGAGAACCGCATCGAACCCGTGAATGGCGGTCGTGATCGTGTTCTTTTCGGTCTTCGCGCCTTCGATTTGGTTGCGCATGGGATGCCCTGATGTGAGTGGAGCAATAAGCTGTGTGCGCATCATTGTCTCCATTATGCGGCGCTGCTGCGCGCCAGTTCAACTCGCTTGCGGTAGGCGACGACGAGAGGGGTGAAGTCCGGCTCGAGCTCTTGACCAACCGGAAGGATGCGATTTTTCAAGTCGGCGCCGGTGTCCATGGTCCGCCAGGTGAAGCGGTCCTTTCCGCGGATGGAGAGGACGGCTTCGCCAAAGAACCGCGGAATGCGGGGACCGAGCTTCGATCCGAGCGCGGCAGGAACAATGCGCGAAGTGCCCGTTATTTCGTCTGGGACTCTGTCCAGATGGCAATTACAGACAAAGTAAGACATGAGGTCGGCGCTCCATTTGAGGAGGATATTTTCCTCCAGTCCCATTGCGATGCCCCATTCGCCTTGGTGAGGGCCGGGTTTGAAGCCGACAGTGTTCTGGAGGCAAATGTGGTTGAGACCAGAGAGGGAGTCCAAACTAATTGCCCGCTCTGGTCCCAACTTCTCAATCGGACCGAAATCCTTACCTGTTCGGTCGTCATGAAAATTTTCACAAGCGTCGAAGAACTTCGACAGCTGTTTCATTTCGCTCTTCGCCACACCCATTTTGAGGTCGGAGAGATCCTTATAAGACATGACATTCGCCAGTGTTCCAGCTTCGCGGAGAGCTTTCCAGCCGGGAGAAGAAGGAGGGATGTAGCTCCAGTGCAGGAGACCGATGTCGTAGCCCTTTCGATCGACTTCGTCGATCAGAGACTCTATGCCGCCGGGTTCCGTTGAAATGACAAATGTCTCCACCTTGTTCTTGAGAAAGGAGGCGAGGGACGTCGTCTTGCCGGAGCCAGGGGCGCCCATGTTTAGAAGGGAAGGGGGCTGTAGTATCGACATTTGAACCTCGAGTCGGTGGTCGTGTTGAGGGATTTCTCTTCGTGGCAGGTGCCTAGGAAAGGGTTACCGGGAGTGGGGTCCCAAGCGAGGCAGGTCTCGCAGCAGGGGAAATTGACGGAAGGCTTGCGCCCCCGGACGGATTCTTCGCGAGAGGGTTCCATCTCTTCACCTCATAGGTCGAATACCACTGCTCCGGCTTCGCCGATGTGCACAAGTCCATGAACTGACAGTGGTTGTATTGAGTGCAGGTCTCGTTGAGGTTGTAGTCGAAGTAGCCTTCCTGCCAGTTCCGTGTCAAACGCCAAAGGTCGCGCCGCAATTGATCGTGCCAACGCTCGATGAGGAAGCGGGGATACTGTTTGATAGCCTCCACATGCCTGATCTCGACGCCCTTTTTCGGACTCGTGATGATGACGCCGCGGACGATCGCGGTGTCGCAGTCAACGCCGCTCTGTTGGAGAGCCCAGCAATAGCCCATGAACTGCGAGCGGAGGTTCCACTTATCGGACCAGTTTGACTCCAGTCTGCCGGCTGTCTTCTCGTCGACGATGGCAATCTTCTTTGTGTATTCGCCGAGGAGATCGGACCTGCCGCAGTAGATCCATGGATCTTTCGTCACCGGATGGACAGGGAAGAATTTATCGGACCTGCCGCAGTTGAACTCGGTAGCGGGTTCTAGCGGGATAGCGAAGGAGAACTCGACTGTGGGGCGTTTGTCGAGCATGTAAGGTTGAACGGTGTCAGTTCGTGGAGGATACTGGGCAATGTAGCT